CGCCCGTACCGTAGTGGTCGATGTCCCCGCCCACCGTGATCTTGTCGAAGTAGTTGCCGCCGCTCTGCGCCACGATGCCGCCGCCGGTCGCCAACCACACCAGCACTCCCACCAATACCAATGAGAGTGCGTGCCGTCCACTTCGTCCACGCAATCCACTAAATATCCTTTTCACTGTAAGTCCTCCTCAATCGCCGCGACGACTGCCGGCCCCCACACCTGCTGCACCGCGCCCATCAGAATATCGTATTGCGTCTGCGTGATCTCCGTGCCGCGTCCCTCCGAGAGAATACCCGCCATCCCGAAGCACTCCGCGCGCACATCCTCGCTCACGTGTGGGTCCATAATCTGCCACCACAGCGCGTCCTGAAACACGTCGCGGTACGTGATCATCCCGCTCATATTCCGCATTGGATCGTTGTACTTGAGCATGAGCTTGCTCAAATCGACGTACACCGTCTCATCGCCGCGCGCCGTCGGCGCTTCGTACGTCACGCCAGCCAGCGATGCCACCCCTATACCCAACGCTGCTACAGCCACGAGTAACGCCACGATACACAAGACCTTCCACCCGGTGCTCATCACACTCCCTCCGGCGTCAGCATCTTGTAGCAGATCACCACATAGCCCTCGCCTGCCGTCGCCCCACCCTGATCCCAGGTGAAGATGAGCGGCGTCTCAGCGGCCACGTAAATCGGCCCGCCGGTGATGTCCGTCGCGCCGGCATACGCCAGTGAGAGGTTGTGCTGATAGTTCTGCACCAACCAGTCTAGGTCGTCGGACTTCCCTGCCGCGAACAGTGCGATGATATTCCAGGGCGTGGTGCGTACCACCTGGCGGCTGGTAATCAGACAGTCTGCCGGCAGCGTCGCCACCACGCCAGAGGTGTCTGTGTAGGCAATGGGAACCTTCAAGCACACGTCTGCCGACATCGTGTACCCGACAACCGTCGTTTCAATCTGCGCGTGTCTATACGCCCCAGAAACTGGCATTCCACACCTCCTAAAATTCCAACGAGATCAACACCTCGGCATCGACCACCGCGCCGCTATCGCGCACGCACTGGAACTGCCGAATGTTGAGATTGCCCAACACTTCAAGCGGAGGCGTCGCGTCTTGCGGCAGCAGGTGCCCCAGCTCGTCCGTCGGCGCTGTGCCATCGTGCCGGTAGCGCACCGCCGCCTTCGTGGACGTAATCAACGCCCGTTCCGCCTTCGCCAGTTGCGCTTCCGTGAACCCGAAGTCATCCGCCAACGCCAGCACCACTGTAGAGACCGTGGCATTCGCCCCCACCGTCCCCCACGTCGTCATAATATTCGCCATCAGCCACCCCCTGTCTACCGTCTACTGTCTACCGTCTACTTTCCGGTTACGTGCATTATCGGAATCTATTTCACAGCCGCAGCGCCAGCTCTACCACGCGCATCCGCCGTGTCAGCAACCCGCGCTTGCCTTCCAACAGCGCGTCCACCACACCCTCGACGCCGTCGGCAACCTCCTCGCGCTGGGCCTCGCTCGCCGTAGCCATCATCCGGCCAGACTTCAGCTCTTCCACCATCGTGGTGAGCTGCTGCACCTGTTCGGCCAACGGCATCGCCGCATCCTGCGCTTCGAAGCGCCCCAGCGCTGCCTTCACCGCGCTCAGTTCGGTCAGCGGGTTCATCCCCAACGGCACTGGGCTGATCTCGTACAGGTCCAGGTCGTACAAATGCCGGATGCCGTTATCCGAGTATTTGTAGTCCTTCACCCGGTAGCCGATACTGCCCTCCGTCAACGCGCCGTCCTTCATCAACGCCCACACCTCATTGCCCCAGAACGTCCCCAGGGTCAGATGCCCGCGCGCGTAAAGGCCCGTCTCATCCTCCTTCAGGATGTCCGGTGGAGGGCCGATCAGCTTGTCCCAATCGTGCGCATAGAAAACCTTGATGCGCGCAGCGCGCTCCTCCAACGTCTTCGTGAACGCCCCTGGATGAATCACATCCAGGCCATCGTCAATGTTATCGAAGACCGCGAAATACCCCTCGTAGATACCCTGGTCTCCCTCGGCCTTCATGTTCAGCTTCACCGATTTATATTCCATCCCCACACCTCCCTTGTTTCCGATCCTCAAATTCCGAGAATCCTACTGTCTCCCCTCTACCCAAACGGGCACGTCCCCGCCGCCTCCGCTGCGGCAATCGCTCCCTCGTCTACCGGCGCGTCGTACTCCGGCGCATAAGCGCGCACGCAGTTGTGTGTTATAATGCCATTAGCCACATAACAACGAGATCGAGTAGAAAGGTTATAGACATGTCCGCTAAACGATTCACGTTTGATTTCGACAATCTCTATCGACGTTACGAGTCCGGCGAAAGCCTTGACGAACTCGCCGACGAGTGCGGCTTGACGCGACGACAACTCACCAGCGCCCTCAACAAGCGCGGCTACACCGTTACCCCAACCAGAGATTACGCCGCTCTGTACGCCCGGCATCTCACCGGTGTCAGCGTTCGGCAGTTGGCTGCCGAGATTGGCGTCAGCGATAGCAGTCTCAGAGGCGCATTCAAATATCGAGGCCTGCGTACCCTCAGCAAGCGCGAACTCTACGCCCTCTGGCCTGCCGATAAACTCGCCGAAAACACGGCTGCTGCTCATGCCGCCGTGCGCGGTAGAGTCAGCTCCGAGGCCGAACTCCTCCAACGCGCGCAAAGCCGCGAAAGCAAAGGCTGCTCCATCGCCAGCGTCTACGAGTTGCAATTGGCTGAATTGCTTACCACCCAGGGCGTTCAGAGCATCACCCTCCAAAAAGCCATCGGTAAGTACAACGTTGACCTCGCCTGGGACTCCATCGCCGTGGAAATCTACGGCGGAGCCTGGCACAATTCCGGACGTCACGCTGGGCGATTCCAGGAGCGCACGCACTATATCCTCGATAGTGGGTATCACCTGGTCATTATTTGGATCATCAAGAGCGCTAACTTCCTGCTCTCGCCAAGTGCAGCCGATTACCTGATCGCCTTCGCGGATTTCGCCCGCAGCAATCCAACCCTGCCGAGTCAATATCGGGTGATTCGGGGTACAGGTGATCTCCTGATTCAAGGCTGTGCGCAAGACAACGACTTCCCCATGAAACTCACGCGCGAAACCGGCCAGCAACGCATCACCTGTGAGCACCTGAATGCTGGTATCCCCTACTAAACAGTTTGGATGGCAAAGTGGGTGCTCCTTTGCCCAACTCAGCGGCACGACCTTGTTATTGATCGCCTTGCAGAACTCGTGCGAGTTGTCGAACCCATCATCGAGCACCAGGACCCGATCCACCCCGGTCGCCCCGTAGCGGCTCATCGTCGCGCTGTTCTGCGCCGTCCCCAACTCCGTGCGCGCGATCATCCGCGCCCGTTGCTCCGGCGTCAGCCTCACCCATCCACCTCCCGGCCCGCGATACGCCAGCCCTTGCACTGTATCGCGCAGGCCTGGCACGCCGGCGTCTGGATCGCCCGCCACAATGTGATCGATCGACCAGCCGTTACGATAGCCCTCGGCGAGCACCTCGCGCACCCCGTCTAGCGTCGTCTGGCTGATCTGGCTGATGCGCGTGCCCAATGTCTGCACCACGGCGACCACTGCCGGATCGTTGCGGTTCAATGTCACATCCACGCCCAGCGCCAGATTCAACGTGTCCCAACTCGCCTCGACAATGGTATACGTCCACGACCCGAAGACGCTGAGCAAATCCATCCAATCGCTATCCTGGAATAACCCGGGCAGCGTCAACTGCTCCTTCTCCTCCGTCATTCCGAGCCGGTCGAGGAATCTCTCCCCCGCCTTCTGCGTCTTGATCTCCAGCGCCAGGTCGCGCAACCCGTTCTCCCCCAACGCGCGTGCGCGTTCGACGACCTTGTCCGCGAGGTCGGCAAAGAACCGTTGCACATCCGCCGCCATCCAACCCTCGTGCGTCTTGCGGATGCTCTGCAACACGCGCCCAATCGTCAGCGCAGCTGCCCGCCGCGCCGTGCGGCTGTCACTTGCCTTGTGCTCTACAGCAAGGCGCGCCGCCTTAGCTGGAGCCTCGACTGCGTCCTCTGGGATCAAATTGAGCGGCGTTAGGAACACATCCCCGCCGGCCACATGCGGTTTACCCAGCAGCTCCCGCGCCTCGTTGCGCGTCATGTAGGCGCCGCGCACCGCGCGATCTACAAACTCGCCCTTCTCCAGCAGCCGCGATTGCATCGCCATCACGCCGCTCGTATCGAAACCTACGTGATCGTCAACGTCGAAGCCAAAATCATCCGCCAGCGACCGGCTCAACGTGCTGGCAAAGCGCCGCCATAACGGGATGAGCGTCTGCTCCGTGAAGTAACGCATCATCCCCTCAACGTTGTTGTACGTCATCTGCTGCATCCCCACCCACAGCATAGCGACCACCGCGGGGACCTTGAACGCCGCGCAAATCCGGCTTTCTGGAATGGAGCGCATCGCCTCAGCCGCCAATGTGTTCACGTTGAAGCTCAACTGCTTCACGTCCATGCCGCCTTCGAGGATCGCCGGCGTCCCGCGATTGTCGCCGCCATACTTCTGCATCCATTGATCGCGCATCCGATCCAGTTGGAACTGCTGCAAAATCTCGCCGGGCGGCACGATCAGCGCCAGCGGAGGAACCGCATTGTTCTTCAGCAATGAGAAGGTATATGCCGTCATCTCGCTGTCCATATCGACATCGCGCGAGCAGGCGACTAATGCCCCCATCCCGCGCCACGGATATAACGGATCGACCGCCCACATAAACTGCACCACGTCCTCGCGCGGCACATCGCTGATCACCGTCCCGTTACCGTCGAGCAACTCATAATGATCCACCAGGCGCGTGCCGCCACTTACCGGCTGCATCTGGCCATCGTGGAGCGGCCACAGCTCTACCACGCGCCCGCTCCGGTCGCGCGTCTTCAACCAATAGCTGTTACCGCCGATGCTGGCATACGTGATCGTGTACTGCAACAGCGTCTGCAATCCCATATCGGGATTGGGGCGCTTTAGCAGATCGGCCACCGGCCCACTGTCGACGATTTCTTCGCCGTTGTAGAACCGCAATGGCGGTTCGCTGAACCCGAAGGCCAGCGCCTGCACGCACGCAAACACGGCGCTATTCTTCTTGTAGCCCTCGGTGATCAACGTATTGAACGCGATGTCCATAAACGCATAGCGCATCCACGTGGGGAATAGCGTCCACGTCGCCGCCTTCCGAAATAGATACTGCGCTACTCTGAACCTCGCCGCCTCGAATAAATTCATATCCACCTATCTATAAACGTTTACAGATGCCTGGTTCCGTGATCCTGTTTTACCTTCCGCTAACTACACTACCCGGAAGCTACAGACTGCGAATCCCTACCGCCGTCTCCGGCGCGAACGTCAAACACAAGGCATCCGCCAAATCCGGCGAACGCAACAACAACTTCCGCAGGTCCTCTTTGCTCGTTACCCTGATCTTCCCGTCGCGCACCTGGTACGTCGGCGCGCACAACTCCTCGATCAACCCGCTATCCGGCGGCAACATCGCGCCCGGATCGGCCCGCAGCCATTCCCGGCAACGCCACCATAACTGATCGCGCAACGTCCCAAAGACGCCTTCATCGACCGCCGCCGTGGGCGCGCCACCTACGTGTACCGGCAACGCTACACCCTGATATGCGCTCGGATGACTCGCCCACCAGCGCGCCATCCCGGGAACCACGCCCGCACCGATCCCCGTTGCATCGACGAGTGCGCGCAGCACATTGCGAACTCGTGCATCCTCGGCGGCCCGGTCGCTCGTCACCAATACATCGACCCCGTTCCACGTGATAAAGGGTGCGACCCAACCCCCATAACGCAGACACTCCGCGTTGCGATCTATGCCGAACTCCGCCACATCTAATCCCATCACCGGGCGGATGTCTTCCGGTGGACGTTCGCCGTGCGTTATTCGCCACGCCAGCCAACGCTGCTGCGCTGCTTCTACCCAAGCCCTGCTGATCAACTGATTCTCCGCCTGGCCGGGGAAACGCGCGAGCGTCATATAACTCAACGCCGGATTCGTAATCTTGCGCCATTGACCGCCCACCAGTGGCGGAATCTGCGAACCATCCTTGCGCGTCGCCGTCGCTCCGGCCAGAAAGTCTGGCACGTTGAACCATTCTGCATCCTGCGGATCAACCGTCTCCTCCTTCACCTGCACCCGGCTCCACTCGCTGATGCGCAGCGCCGTCGTCTCCCGCGTCACCGCGCCCGGTACGATGTCCCGCCCCGTCACCACATTCGGGTGGCTGAAAGCGTCCAGGTTGACCACGTGCGCCTGGCCGCTCTGAATCATCCGATACACCGGCCCCGCCGCCGCCCTGGGATTGAACAAAACCAGTAGCCGCACGTGTCCACCGCTCATACAAGCCTCGATGCCCCGGTACACCTCATCCGGCACCGCATCGCCCTCGTCCACGATGAACATAAGATGCGGTGCGTGCAACCCGGAGAACTTTGCCTCGCGCTGCGCTGGCGTCCCGCTGCTGGGGATCGCGCGTCCGGCCATCCACCACTCCGCGCCCAACTCTACGTTCAGATAGCCGACCTTTGCATCGTCGAAGGCGTCCGTGTGCGTCAGCCGCGCCTCGACTTCACCCCACAACAGCCGTTCCAGGTTTTCGAGTGGAGGCGCTGCCGTGGCAATCACCTTACTCTGCGGGAATGTCCGCAAAAACCACAACGCCACCCCACTGGCCGCGTGCGTCTTGCCGACCGCGTTCGCGCTCTGCACCACCGTCACCGTGTAATCGCGCACGGCCTCGCATACTTGCTCTTGAGGACCTGTTAAAGTGCACCCCAGCACTTCGGCGATAAACCTGGCCGGATAGCGCTGGTAACGTTCAAATCCGCGCTGCCTTGACTCCGCTTTAAGCCTATCCAGAAGCTTGAGCCTGGCCTCCAGCGGCCAGCTCTCCCAGGATGCGCTTGATCTCAGCGTTGATGTCGTCATCGTTTACACTGACGGCCTGCTTTGCCGCCGTCTTCACATCCGCGCGGTCGAGGATCGCTGCTGCCGACAATCGCCGCTCGCTATCGCGGAAGGCTGCCACACTACCAATCGCCGCGACCAATTCCAACTTCACCGCAGCGTTATCCTCCACCGCCAGGCGCTTCGCCAGGTACGGAATCACGCCCGGCAATCCCACTGCGCCCATCTGCATCGCCGCTATCTTGCGCATCTCCGCATCGTCATCGTCGAGCAACCGCGCCAGTTGCGTTAGTGCGCCGGCCTCACCCTCGACGTTCTGGCGCAAGGCTCGCGCCGCCGGCGCCGCCCCTGCCGCCAGAATCTGAAGCGCCTCGCCCGTGCCGTTCTGCAATAGCCAAGTGCGATAATCGCGCCGCGCGAGCTGCACCGCCGTCTGAAAATCCGGCTTGTTTTTCCAGCCCTTGCGCTTGCCGCTGCCGTAGTACGTTGTGCTGGTACAGATCTGGCCCGGCGTATCGAGTAAATCAGAGAGATATTTGCCGTCCAGCTCTGCCTCCACAATGCGCCGCACGCCGTTCGCCTGCTGTGGTGATAGCCTGGCTAAGACGACTTGCAACTCGACACTGGCCCACTGTACCTCACCCATACCCTCACTTTACCCTCATCAACTTACGCTCTTTCCAGGTAATCCCTAGTTTGCGTTAGCTTTTTCACTATGCGAAATCAGATAATTACCGCCTATAGTTATTATCGGAAGCAGAATTTTGACCGCTGCGCAGCCCTGGGTATCAACACTCAGGCCCTGGCAGATTCTCTTCTCCTGCGCCAGCCTCGTTTACCTCAGCGTCTTCTACGTACGAGTCAGCGAATCTGGAATCGCTCCATCCGCCGAGCATCCGCGACCTGGCCGCCGCCGCATTCCACCCCCGCGATCCACTACCCAGGCTGACGACGCTGCGTGGACGTCCGCCGCGCTTGCTGCGCCGCCGGCACGCACACATATAGCCCGTGTACTGCCTTCCACAGAACTTACATGTCTTCATCGCCCATCCCCATCAGCGTCAACTCGTCCAACTCATCCCCGTCCAATACCAGTGCCGCGATTAACCCGTAATTCGCCGCACCGGCGCGCAACGGCACGTCCCTGGCCTCATCCACCGCCGCATAGAAATCGTTCTTCCAGAAGGGCGGTGTATAGGTCCAGCCCGGGCAGATTGTGTAATTGGTCGTGCGATTGAGACAGCGCATCGCCCACTCGTTATGCCCGGTCACATTCTGAATCTCGATGTCATACTCTTCCATCAGCCACGTCACCAATCGCGCCGCGGCAGTAAGCGCCGCCTGCGTCGGGCGAGTCTTATGCAACGCCCCATTGAGCGCGATACTCACGTGCTGATTGCGATGCCCGCAATTGTCGTGCCACGGCCCGTACTTCACATCCAGGCAATAGATGATCTCCCCGCTCGGTTCGATCCAGAAATTGTATTGAGTACGAGGAAGTCCCTTCCCGCCCTGCGCGCGCGGCTTGGTGATGTACCCCGCCGTCACATAGGGATCGCCATTGCTCGCCACGTGGTGAATGGTGATGCCTGTGATCTGCTCCGGCGTCCGTTCCCACCAATCCGTAATTTGGTTAGCTACCAACCACGGATCATCGGGTGTGTGATTGACCGGCAATCGCGCGCGGATGTCCGTCCACGCTGGTGCGCCTTCGGCCTCCGCTGCCATCGCTTCGGCAATCTCCAGGAGTGCCTGTGAGTGTGCCTGCACATCGTCGGCGATACCGTTCAACTTGTCCGCAATCTCAACCAACGTCGGATTCGTCATCTTCGTCCTCACTCCCACCTGCGCCCTCGCGCTCAAAACACGCCGGGCAGCGTAGCTCCTCGTCCAATGGCGTTCCACAACGAACGCACAATCTGCGCTCGGCGGTATACGATTCCGCGATCTCGACCAGTTCTCCGCGCAGCCCCACCAGGTCGTCGGTGATCTTGGCGAACCGCTTGGCCAGCGCGATCATCCGCTTGAACAACGCCGTCTTTTGCAATGTCATGGTACCAATACACCGCTCTGCTGCACCGCCCATAGGATTGCGCCGACAAGCGCCGTAGCCGCAGCTACCCCTAGAATTAGGGTGAACCATCGCCAGCCCTTCAGCCACGGCACCCACTCTCGATACTCGCTGATGTGCTTTTCCAAGCCAGGCGTGCCGCGGTCCTCCAAATTTGAGACCCGATCGTTTGTCTTCATCAACGTGTCGAAAGATGCTTTTACCTGCGACTCGATAGCCGGTACACGACGCAACATATCGCTTTTGAATTCCTGAAGCGCGTTCGAGAGCACAGTAAAACCAGACAGCATCTCGTGCATACGCACGCGCAGATCGTCGAGCGCCTTCGCCTGCGCCTCGTCACGCGACCGCAGTTCTGCTGTTGTTTCTCTCAGCGTGCTCTCGAATCTATCCAGCCTCGCCAACAGCAGCTCGCGCAAGATCGTGGCCTCATCTTCCGCCATTATTTTCCTGTCAGTGCATCACTCTTAGCCGCGCGCGCTGCCGGTTTGATAATGCCCAAATACGCCGCCTGGCTTCCGGCCCATCCCACGAAGCCCGCGGCCAGCGCCCTCCAGTATGGCTCGATCGCCACCCACACGGATGCCGGCACGAATTGCAGCAG